TTAAAGCCCTTCCCTGAGCTTTGCGAACTGCGTTCGGCCACCTGTCAGTATTAGTAGAGTCTGCCCATGCACCAGTCGGGTGACCGGCTCGATCACCGTAAACCCGGATGACGTTTCCAGGATGCGGCTATCGATACCTATGCCGCAAATTGTTTCAGGGCAGAGCCTGCGCTCTACATAGTCCGTCGCCGGTGAAGGAAAGCCCATCAGTGAACCCTCCCCATGTTGCGCAGGATCCAGTAGTGATTGTCAGTTCCGTCAGTTGTCTTATCCGTGAAATCTGGCTGATAGCACGCTATCCACTCATTGGCGTCGGCCCGGCTGAAATGCCAATGGGCTTTTGCCAACTCACGGATAAAGTCTTCTGTGCGTAAACATCTGTAGCCCTTAGGGTTTAGCTGTATGGCTGCCAAAAATGCGGCATGAATGTCGAGACGGCGAGGCATGATTTGCACTCCTTACACTGTTTTTATACACAGTAGTTTCAAAAGGGGTGTGGATCAAGGAGGTTTACACAACCGGCTGTTCGGGCCAGGTAATCTCAGGAGCGCTGGAAACGTCTGTCGCTTCAAGGGCATCCAGATAATCGAGCCACGCATTGTATTGCGCCAACTCTTCCCCCTTTAACCGCCCAAGCACGGCTTTACCGGGCCACTGCTTGCCGTTCATGTGGTCGTTCGCTGAATCAATGCGGTACTGCTTTTTAGCCTGGGCCTGCGCCACAACCTCTTCATGCGTGGGTGGAGGTACATCTCCCCACGCGGGAAGCCCGTCATTCCCGGGAACCCGGCAAATTCCAGCAGGAGGAGATGCCATGAATTCACTGGCGACTTCGTCGCTTACTTCCACGCCATCATCCGGCCATGTCCCGGATCGCTCATAATCACTTTTCAGTGAGAAAGGGTAAAAGGCGTTATTTACTGCACTATAAATATAATTACCCATGTTAATCATTTCCCGAATGCAAAATATTGGCCGCCTTCACCGGCCACATTAACCCTGGCCGTGAATCCCGTTACGGTTTTATTCGTAGCCCCCCACATGTTACCGGTACTGAATCCGGCATCAGAAACAATCACCTGCGCCACCTCCGCAGGGAATGGAATAGGAAATGTAACAGCCCTCGAAGTAACGCCAGTAAAGTCTATAGGCCCGTACTGAATAATAAGGGCACCTAATTTGTACCATCCTGTACCATAGGTAAATCCAAGGTTTGACAGCGCCGCTGTTATGGCAGCTGCACCATCAGATTTAATATCTGCGAAAGGGTTGGCGCGACTTAAAAGTAATTTTCGTAATGCCGTAAGCATCTGGTCGCGCCTGGACTTATCGAGAGCCAGCCCTGCCGCTTCGACTACCGCAACCAGCTCCTCCTGCAGCATGTCAAAATAATCATCATCAAGATCGGTAGCTGGCGTCCCTGTCTGCGGATTACCCCGGGTAAAGCCATTTTTCCCCGCGCCGAACTTATCTTTCTGCGCAGTAGGTGTGTCAATACGATGCATAGTTTCTCCGGTTACGGATATTTGAAAAGTACGTAGGTATGGGACGGGCAGAGTTTACTGATCACGCATTCCGCGACCGTATCACCCCAGTAACGAACCGGGGTGTCGCAGTCATCAGTACACGTCATCCAGGTAGCATCTGTTGAGGACGGCATGTTGACCTGCCAGTAGTAACGCCATTCTGTTGAATACACGGCTTCGGTACAGGCGGAGGTACATCTGAACGGCCCCTTGTTGTAGCGGGTGATCGTCGCCCCTGGCTTGCCCAGGGCAGCAAGCTGGTCGAGGTAAAACCTCTCGTTGATACCACCGATTAAATTGACCTTTGCGTCCAGCCTGCTCTGACGCTGCAGCAGCGTTTGCGTCCCCGTCGGGATACATTCATCAGGCAGGCCGCAGCAGGTTTCCCAGCGGTTAATCAGCTCGGTGGTTGTGCGCGGATCTAATTCCAGCATCAACTCATCGGCGCGCTGGTGAGCCCGCCGCAGCGAGGGAGCTGCGCCGATAATTGCCGGATCGTCAACTGACCATGCAGGACCAGGCGGCAGCAGGGCTGACATCAAATGGATGTAGTCGTCATCGGTCACGTCCATGCGAGGGTCCCCAGTATGGCCAGTTCATTTTTGGCGATCGGGATACTGGCTGTCGGAGCCACCAGAACATGGCTGTGCTCGCCTGCTGCGATGGAAATAGCCTCGTTTATTCGTGAGATTTCGAGTTCACCTTCCGGGTATCCGTCTCTCAAAAGAAACGAGCGTAACTCCGCCGTCACTGCCGCACGGACTTCTGGCGTGTCAGGTGTCAGGCGTATTCTGAAATTGACGTTATGGCCGACGGGTGCGAACGGATACAGATCAGCACCGGCAACAGGGGCAAGCGGGGCGATGTGGGCTTTTACTGCTGCAACAGTTGCTGCGTCTGGAATGGGGTTTACCGGATCATTGCTGGCCACCATCAAGCCCACCGTACCAGCTCCCATCCAGTGCCTGTAGGTCCACGCCCGGGTGATGCCCGGCACTTCTTTGGCCCACACAATATAATCGCCGTCCCCACCACCCAAAGGCGTCCAGTAGTAACGCTCCAGCACCCGGGCGCGCCAGGTTTCCAGATCCTCAATATCAAACCCACCATCAACAGAGTCAGCTACGCCTGAAGACGGCAGGCCATTAACCGGCGTCACCAGATAAAGCGCGGCGCCATCGTCAATTTCACCCACGTTGCCGGTGACACTGCACACGATCGGCACGCGCAGAACGCCGCCTGCACTTGTCGCGTTTGCCGTGGTGGTGTACTGGATCAGGTCGTCGCGTTGAATCACCGCGCCAGCCTTAACCGTAATGCCGTTTGTTACGCCATCCCAGCGCATAAATCCTGCTGACGCTGTAGGGCTTTTTCGGGGGCAGCGCTTCATGGCCGCATGCCTTTGCAGCCAGGCTTCGTCGCACTTATCCGGCAGCATGTTCAGCGCCAGGTAATCAATGTAGCCATACACGGTATGCAGCGCGGCCGCATACACTTTCGCCCTCACGTCTTCATCCATACGCCTGATGGTGTCGCTCGCGTCCAGGCGGGAAAAAAGGTCGGTGCGGAGCATGCTGATATTTTCTGCCAGCGTCGGGCGCTGGAATTCGCTGTCAGCCATTTGTGATCGCACTCCATAGATCGTCAAAAGAAATAGTGGTGGGCTGGTTGTAGCGCCACAGCGTAATGCTGTTACCCAGTTCGTTAATGCCGGTACGCTGAATGAGGAGGTCAATCCTGGAAACAACGCCGTCGTCGATCATCCACTGCAGTGCTTCGTTGATATACGTCCTGGCGACCAGGGCTGTCTGGTTCGTCAGCTTCTGACGCTGGAGCAACCAGAGGCGCGAACCGTACCGGTCGTTCTGTACTACAGGCCAGGTATCGCCCCACCACCCGTTAGGCTGAACGGCATTGTCATCCGGTTGTGCGCGGCGCCAGGTGAAAAGAGAAATCACAACAGAGCGGGTAAGTAAATCGAGAGGGGCATTCGCTGAAACGCTTACCCCGTTTACGGTTAGCCACAGGTCCATATTTACGTCCCCATTTGTTTGTCCGGCACGTCTGTGCTGTTACCGTTTTCTTTGTGTATATGACCGTTGTACGTGAGGCGCATTGACGCCATCGTGACCCCGGTGGTGTCGCAGTGGTCCTTGATCTGGCCTGTCGATTCGATGTCCATTTCGAACCGCGCTTTCGGCGCGTTCATGAAGGTAATGGGCTTTCCGGCGCCGTTCACGACGATACCGGCGCGCGTCAATGTGACCGACTGTCCCAGATCGTCATAAATGGCGACTTCACCTTGCTTAAGAGACCGGATGCGATAGCGGCGATCGGACACGGTGACCGCTACAGCATGGGAGCGATCGGCATCAGGAAACAGAACCAGAGCTTCAGCACCCGGATTCGCATGTGAGGTAAACCCGTAAGGCTCAAGATGCTCAATGCCACCCTTCTTCTCACCCGCGAGTAGTTCAACATCCACAGCCTGACATTTTGAATCAGGCTTAACGCTTCCCACGACCGCGCGCCGAATCAGGTTAAGCAGTTGCCGCTGCAATTGTTGAAAGTTACCCATCAGAAAGGAGCCTCCTCAGCTTTTTTCTTCTTCCGCTGTTTAGGATCGGCAGGTTCCGGCAGATACGCATCAGGCGGCCCGACGCGCAACTCGGTGATTGTGCCGTTGCTGTCTTTGGTGAACAACACCTCGGAAATCAGCAGCTCACGGTTGTTAAACCCACAGACGGGGTCAAAGACGATTACCCGCTGGTTAGGTTGCCAGAGAGAACCGTCACCCTGGCGCCACCCCCACACGGTGTACGTTGTTTCATCAGTGCGGGCGGCGCGCTGGCGCGCTTCGAAATCAGCGCGGGCGATGCAGCTTGCACCTGTCGCCTGGCCTGTCTGCTGAACAGCCATTGGCCGGTACCGCCCGATCCCGGCATCTTCGGTCTTCGCCCGGAGAGCCGTTGTGGTGGCCGCGCCAAAGTCTTCATCATTCCCGGCTCTCTGCCCGGATACCTGATACGTTGAAAAACGGTCCCTGATACTTTTTTCGGTATCGCAGGAAAGGATGTTCTGGCCGAGAACGAGCGCGGTATGCGCTCGCGTCGACCCAACTCCACCAATCACCAGCCGTCCCACTGGATCGTCATAAGCCAGCACCTGTTGCTGACCCAGCATCTTATTCAGCACCTCGATAACCGTTTCGCCGTGATCAGGCTGCACGCCCGGGATAACGTCAGCAGGCGCGCCGGAATTAACGACTTCAATACCAAACGGCTTTGCCAGCGCGGCCGCCACCTGAACCAGAGACTGTCCGTTGAATTGCGTCGGTTCTGCGGCGCAGTCGATCAAATCTGCTGTCAGGCTGCGCCCGCTGATACCAACACTGACAGAGCGTGCGTCATAGCGAACAGGGGTTGCCTCGACCCAGCCAGTGATCACCAAATCGGTGCCAATCAAAACTTCGACCCGGTCGCCACCTTTAACTTTCAGTGAGAGGGTGTCACCGTTCTCGCCTGGCCACTGCCTGGTAATTTCGACGCTGAAATCCCTCGCCAGCCGTTCAACACCTGCGCCAATCCTGACTGATGTCCAGCCGCCCCACTCCCTGCCATTTACCCTCAGAGTAACGTTGTCATCCATAATCAGGCCCAGACGCGAGCAGGCGTTTTAGGGTTCACGGCGAACCCATTTAAGCTGGATAAATCGAGATCGTCGTTAACAACGCGGAGATTGATGTGGTAGCCGGGTTCGGTGACGTATTCAACTGACTCTGCTTCGCCGGTACTGGTAATAATAACGCCAACCACATCCAGACAAATATCAGGGTGATATAAACCGCCCTGCTCTTCATCAGATTGAAAACCGAACGCAATTAATTGCTGCTGCGCCTCTTCCTCAATGGAGAAGCGAAGATATAAATCTTTCATCAGCGGAGTCCTCTGATTTGAATATCAGATAAAAGGCGGTGCCAGATACGGAAGTTACGTATATGGTATACAAATTTCCCGTTTGCCGAGCCTGTCGAATTTGAAATATTCGTTGGTTTACTGATGGTATTTGACGGAGGCTGTACTCTGTAGGATGGAGCGCCATTGTAGTACATTGTGCAATCATCTCCACTTGTCACATGACCAACCACACCTAACACACCGGGAGTAACAGTTATTGCAGGTGTCCCACCACCATCTCTATAAGACTGAATCTTATTAGCTGCCGTAAAGCGACAGATAATATCGTTTGTAACCCCTGGAACACGAACTACGTCCGCGTATCCAGTGGTTATTGTGTATTTAGGAAAAAATTCAAAAGCTATAGTGCGTTTGAATTTATCAGCCAGAGTTTGGTAACCAACATTGGCGTTGGAAATATTCCAAAGATCCTCCGTTCTAGTTGCTGCCGCGCTATCAGTTTTAATATACGATGTAGGGAAAGCGCCTTCTTCAAATTGCCCCCCCCACACATTTAAACCTGATACGCCGTCGCCCGTGTAGCTAGCTGTTACACCGCTAGCTAACTGAATACGAACAACTGTGCTCTGGCTGAGCGCAGCAGTAAACACCATCCAGACTCGATAAATACCGTTTCCAATATTTTCGAACCCACGACTAACATAATCAGCCCCGCCAGCATTTCCAACCCAGTCTCCAGTTGAAGGATCAAAAAACGATTGGGCTGTACTACCTGAAGCAACACGTATATATAAATTGCGAGGGTTAGTATGGGCTTTAACAAATAAAGAATAACAATAAGTTGTGCCAGCCGTTAAAACGATATTGCGGTCCTGAGTGTAATGTTCACTACCCGCCGTATCTTCCACCACCAGCGCCATAGTCTTGTCTCCCCGGGGGGAGTCGCCGCTGTTGTTTGTCGTCGTAACTCGTGAGCCAACACCCCACTGCTCGGAGTAGGTATAAAGATTTGTGGCAGCTGATTCCAAGAGTAATCCTTGTTTCTCGAAACGAGGCTCATTGATAGCAGCAACTTTCATCAATCCAGTTTTATCGAAGTACGTCGCCGTCGTTGAGCGGGTGAAAGCCATCGACTTCGTGGGCAAAGGATAACTGGTGCCCGCCACTGTGATTGTATCCGCTGGCGCGATCCCGGCCAGCAGGCGAAGGTCATCGGACAGCGGCGCCCATACATCAGGGAACGGCGCATCCACGTATCCAGTGGCGGCGGCCGAGTTCGCCGCATCAGCTGCGCTTTGGGCGGCTGACTGCTGCGCGGCCTGAGCTTGCTGAGCTGCAGCTGAGGCCTGCGCTGCGGCCTGTGCGGGTTTAACTGTGACTGCATCGACAGCGCGCTTCAACCTTTCTGCCAGGCTCGGCTGTGCCGCGCCGATGGGCATTTCGACCACCGTTCCTTCCGGTTGAGTCAATACTTTTTCAAATGCCGTAACGGCCGCATTCAGGCGGTTAACCGATGAATCGGCTTCAGTAAACTGGGACATGCTGACTCCTAAAATCCTAATGAACAGGCTTTCTCAACCGCGATCGCCCATCTCAACCAGTCGCTGGTCCTTGCCGTATAAAGCTGGTCCTGATCAACTTGTTGGTTTACCCGCCACGCCAGCTGGCGCGTCGACAATTTAAGCGGCTGCAAGGGTACGAATCCGGGGTGCGCAATACCGTTGCGCTGGACAATTTCACCGGCGCGGCTGGCGTCGTCGTAGATACGCGCCGCCAGAACGACGGCAGGCTCTATTCCCACGGGCAGTACCGTTACGGTTCTGTCTGTCTGCCTGAGACGTTGCGTCAGGTCGGCATTCAGATCTGCCTTTAAACGGCGCAGTGCAGTGAAAACACGATCGTCAGTCGTCCGCTCCATCTCTTTCACGATTGCCTGGTTCAGGGTGTCGCGAACTACAGTGAGTTCATCCCACGACGGAGCATCAGGAGTGACGGTGTTTGTTGGCGCGTTGCTCAGCGCCGGGTGAGAGACATTCGCTACTATCGCAGCACTTTGACCGGAGGAGCCGGTAGCTGTCACAGCTGCCGGAGCGGGTAGTTTCGTTACTGTGTAAACCGCCTCGCTTAAGGCTGTAGTACGGATCGCGCTCGCAACATAGTTTCGCTGCTCTGTTTTGGATCTGGTGCTCTGGCTGTCGGTTTTCCACACTCCCCTGGGCGCCAGGTCTTTTCCAAGGCTGATACCCGAAAGAGCTTTTGCCATCGTGATCAGATCGGCAGAGTTGCCGTACAGCCGGTTGCCCGTTCGCCACATTTTTTGCAGCGACTCAATAAAGCCCTTCCCTGATGACGGAGGAGGCAGCAGCACCGAAATATCACCCTGGAGAAGACGAGCTCCAGCAGACACGCCATCGTCGATCATCTTCATGGCGTCTGAGACGTAGCCAACCATTCCGCTGGCCTCGCCAATAACGTCCTGCTGCACAAAATCAGCCATGCCATCCATGCCAAACCCGTCGAACGCATCACTGATACAGCTGTCCAACACGGAGCATGAGGACCCGAGTATCTGGGCAGTTGCCGCACCTGATGTCGGGTAAGCCAGTTCACCGGCCTCAACGAACCGGAGGTCAAAGCGGACCACGCGGCCCTCTTCCTTTCTTGTGCTGACCCTGATCTCACCATCAACACAAACGCTGAGTTCACCAAAAGTTGGATGAATCAGCGTGCCGGGACCCGGTTTATTCAGCGCCTCCTTCAGCGCATCGCGCTGTTCGAAACAGTCATCCCCGACCACATAAGCTGTAATGGACGCCCGGAAGGTGGCCTTACCGAGGTCTTCTGTATACGGTTTGTCACGATTGGGGTATTCGTGGGTTTCAACCCGGCGCCCGCCGGTGGAGTCTTCATCCTCAACTTTGAACGGGACGCCGCGAAACGAGGCGTCCACGAGCCGATCTTTCCACGCCATAAATACTCCGGACATAAAAAAACCCGCCTAAGCGGGTTGGAGAAGTAGCGGTTACCCGCCCATACCAGTTCTGCCAATACGGGTGTAACCGACATCGTGGTTTACATCAATGCCAGATGAGCGTGATTCCGTCACCTTCATTCCCGGAGGAGCATTTTCAAACTGTACTGTTACCGTTCCCTGAGGCTGAGCAGAAGGTCCCTGCTTAATCTGATATGGGTTATAGCCTGAACTTGCCACCCCCGTACCATAAGCGCCGTAACCACCGGCCCCCCACTGCGCGGCATTGGCAGCAGCCACTGTGTCACTGGCCCCATCACTGAACCACTCAATTATGGGCTTTAATTTCTCCCACATATCCTGGAACCATTTAACAACTGGCCCCCAGTTGCTGATCACCATCCCTAAAGGTGTCCAGCTGAATGCTGTTTTAATCAGCTGCCAGCCCAGGTCAAAATAGGAGCCAATTTTTTCCCACACATCTTTAAACCAGGGGCCAATAGTACTCCAGTTAGCAATGATGACTCCGGCTGCCATCGCAATGAGCCTGAATACAATTCCCCAGGGTGAAAGAGAAATAGTTTTGCTGACCAAACCAAGCGCGAAATTAACCCCCATAAATCCCAGCTTTAATGCAGCAAGCCCTGCAACGAGGCCTACTACTCCTCTGATAACCCTAGGGTTACTCTCTGCAAAGTTCGAAAACTTTTCGCCGAGGTCACCGAGCCAAGTTACGATTTGCTTCATATCTCCGGAGAAGGCTCCTCCAATGGCTGCAAGGCCATTAGTAGCTGTACCTGTCATTGCCTCCCAGAGGTTGGTCAGGGTTCCCAGTTGGGCCTGGACTCGATTATTCAGGCTGGCCTGCCGATTCATTTTTTGCTGAATCTGGTCATAGCCATCTTTGCCTTTATCGATCAGGGCATTCACGACCTGCAGTGTTTCAGCATCATCACCAAATAGAGCTTTCAGAACACCGGTACGTTTAACGTCGGTCAATTTGCGAAGCTTGCTCAACTGCGCAAACAAATTGTCGAGCCCACCAAAGCTGCCCTTCCCGTTGGTAAAATCGAGATTGATGCCAAGTTTCTGGCTCGCCAGCACTTTGTTAACGCCCTTAACGTTCTTTATATTGAGGCCTGACTGAATGACTTTTCGAAGCGCGTTACCCGCCGACTCGCCCTGCATCCCCATCTGATCCATCATCACACTGATCGGCGCAAGACCCTGGGCGGCCTTAAGCCCGTCCTGATTAATCATCTTCAGAACGGAACTGGTTTTGGTGAAGAACGACAACATGTTGGTGTCGTCAACACCAAGATAAAACGCTTTCTGAATAGTATCGAACAGCCCCATCATGTCATCTGAAGCGGTCCCTGTAGCATCCTGCATTTTGGCCGCAAATTCTGCTGCCGCTTCGGGTGTCTTCTTCAACTGCACAGCCAGATAAGCCGTCGCTTTCCCGACCCCGCCGAGAATGTTCTCTGCCGGAATACCCTGACGCACCAGCATTTGCATCATGTTCTGAAAGTCAGCGGTTGTTCCCGGCAACTGATTACCCAAACCTACTGCAAGCTTATTAATTTTTTCAAAGCTACTGCCAACTTCGCCATTATCCTGCATCATGGCGACTTTCAAACCAGTGGCCGCGTTCTCCTGATCCGCATATGCTTTCATCGATAAGGTCAGCCCGGCGGCCAGACCTCCCCCAAGTGCGAGCCCACCTTTTGATGCTTCCTCTGCCTGCCGCCTGAAGCCACGAATATTTTTCTGCATTCGCGACAGCGCAGGTGACAGCTTGTCGACACCGGTGATCAGCGCCTTAAGTTCAAACTCAGCCATTGCGCTGCTTCTCCTGCTCAATTCTGTTTGCCTGACTTACCAATAAAGGTATTTCACTGATTGGCTTGTCCAGCAGTTCAAAAGGGTTAATGCGCCAGTAACTGGCGCAGTCAAAAAAGCGGTCAGTGAGATATTCTGCCGTCAAGCCTGGAGGAAAAAACCCGCCACCAGCCAGCCTGCCGTATTAAGATCACCCGGCGACATCTGGTCAACCGTACTCAATGGTACGCTGGCCAGCCTGACGATATACTTCGCAATAATATGCGCCTGCAGCTTGATGGATTCGTCCTGGTTCATCTGATACGGATAACCCAGCTCGCGCACGTCTTTGCCGGTTGGCTCTTTAAACTCAAGCACGCTGATGGTTTCACCATGAGCGTTTACCGGTTGATTCAGCACCATCTCTTGCATTACTGGTAACCTCCATCTGTTCCGTGGAATTCAAGATCCACTGTGCCTTCTTCCGGGTTATGGTTGGCTTCGCCGTGGAGCCAGGCTTGCGACAGCACATAGACCTGATCGTTGGCCAACTCAGCGGTGATCGTCATTTCGGTCGATTCAGTGATTTTGTCGACCGGAAAATTTTTGGGGACCTTCCCGGTGAATTTGACGTATGGCGCACGGTGGGTTTCTTTAAAGTCTACTCCGCCACTAAGATCGACGATGTCATCACGCACCTTAAGGTTCATGGGGACCTCAATGCCCCCGGTTGGCGACAGCTGGAGGCCGTCGACTTTGATATAACAGGTACCAGCAATGCGCGTCATTATGCGCTCTCCTCTGCATACTGAAGACGGAACTGGTTAAGCAGCGCGAACACTCGCAGCTGGTTAACGTAATCAGGTGGGTACAGCACGTTGATGCGGGACGGGTCATTTGCATCGCGCTCAACAATCAGGTGCGCTTTAAACAGATCGAAGTTTTCTACGATCCCCTCGCGCTCCATCTGTCGGTACGTCGACAGCAGTTCCCCTTTGATCACCGCCGGAGTGACAATCGCCTGGCCGGGGCCGAAGCGGGTTCCGTCGTTCGCCAGCTTATGGCGCCCGTACTTACTGGTGATCACTGTCTTCAGGCGGCGCAGGACGTATGCGCTGGTATGCAGCGTTTCACTGTCCAGGTAGCTGTTATCGGCCACGCCATAAGCGTTTTTCTTATAGGTGGTGATGTCACGCTGAATGCGCAGCACGCCACCTTCGGTGTAGGCCGTCGCGATCCCGTGCGTTAACAGGGATTGCTGCTCGGTCTTGATGAAGCGTTTACCGCTCGGGGGTGGCAGCATGCCCACCAGTTCGCCGGTCTGCGTCGGGCGGGCCGGGTCAATTCGCAGGAATACTGCGGCGCGGGCGGTGCGGCTGGCCGCCAGCTCGTCAGCACAGGACTGCACCGTTTTTTCGTACCCGGCGATCGTCAGGTGCGGATCATTGAACATATCCCCCACGGTAATCAGATCGCTCACGACAGCAATTTTGGCGGTGTAGACGTGGCCGTAAATCTGGCGTAACCAGCTCCAGCGCCCGCTGGTATCGTTCATTTCCTGGCTGATGGTATTAACTGAAGCCGTGTCGTTAAACGGATGGCCGATATAATCGAAGGGCTCATCCCCCATCGCCGCGATTGTTCCGGTCAGCACTGGCGCACCGGTACCTGAGGCACCAGTGGCGATCGCAATATTGACGCCAGATGGCAGGGATTCACCGCCGCTGAACCCGTAGTAATTCAGCGTTACCGGGATGTCGTTTGCCCAGGTGCCCTTATGGCGTGCCGTCAGCGTAACCACACCTGCGGCAGCAGCGGCAGTGTATGGCGTACGCCCGTCAGCGGTAATGGCGCCGGCAATGGATGTGGCAATTGCGGCCACCGTATCACTTGCACTGACGGCCGCCTGAATGCGGCGGTTACCGATATAAAGCGATACCACACCTGCAGTCAGGGCAGAGCCTGTTACCGTCAGGGTGACCGTCGCTGCCGTTCCGGTCGGTTCCGGCACAGCGATAACCCAGAGTTCGCCGAAGGGATCGGTTTTACGGTACGCCTCGACCATGCGCGCCAGCTGGCTGCCAGCGCCAGCGACCCGAACCGCGTAATCGGCTGTCGGCATGAATACAAGCTGGTTGGTGGCGATGCTGGCACCCGCATTGGCATGGCCGATTAAAAGCGAAGGGGCGCTGGTCTGGGCAGTGTTCGCCGCGCTGTTGTCCATCTCTGCATAGAACAGCGGAACGCGGAGATCAGACGGGATGGTGTTCATCGATACTGTCATTTAGTGCTCGCCTTATTTTCCGGTTCGCCGCCTTTTTCCGGCTGAACAATTGCAATATCCCCGTCGATTTCCCGACGGTACCAGTACTGGCTCTCTTCAACGTTTCGCCCCTCCTCAGGCAAAAGGTCGCCCCGGAGCGGGTCATGGACTGACCGCCCTTTTTTCGGTTTTACAAACATGGTTTTCCTCAGGTGGGAAGGTTGATTTCAGTGTGGTGTTCGGTTTCACCGTCTGGCCCGTGGCCCGGATCGATAAAATCGACATCGATGGAAAGGGTTTTGAACTCATCCAGCGCGTTCAGATCGTCCTGCTGCCGGGTGTCGTCTTCTGTCAGCTCAGACTCAACGACGAAGTCGAACTGATAACTCAGCTCGTGACGGTTCACATCCAGCAGCGTGCCGCCGTCATAGGTAATGGGATTACCGTATTCTTCCGGGTTCCAGCCCAGCAGTGCTTTAAAGAGCGCCTGGCGAACCTCGTGAACCACATCGAAGGAAGCAAACTGGCCGCGTTCGTCACGGCTGTTACTGACGAACACAATTACGGAGAAACCCTCGCGCAGCGTCTGCCAGTAATCTGTCTGGCTTTTTTGTTCACCCGGGGAATCATCGCCCGGTACCACATAGGCCGCAGGAAGCAACATCTTGCCGACCTCCGGCAGATCCTTAAACTGCGCGGCACCGGCCACCCGGTTTTGAAATAAAGGACAGCGGGCGCGCAGGGTGGCAATAACTGGCGTCAGTTTCATCGACGACGTTTCTCCGGCTTGAGTGAGAGGCGCAGCTCGCGGGCCAGGTAGTAGCGCGTCCACGGGCTGTTTTTCTGAAGCGTTTCAATCATGAAGTTGTTACGCGGTGCCAGCCGCCAGCCACTCCCCCCGGATGCACCCCGGTGGTGGCCGCGCCGACGCTTAGCGCCGCCCCGCACACCGTAGAACAGAAACGCCGGGTAAAAGTCGCCGGTAATGAGCCGGTTCCCCTGCCCGTTTCGCTGGTTAGGCGCGATACGCGTCATAAAACCGGGCCGGCTCTTGCTGGCCCTGGGCACCATATAGCCGATGGATTTCGCCAGCCGCCCGCTCTGATAACCCGGGTTTTCTCCAGGCTCAGACCTCCCCCGCTTCATCACCAGACGGCGGGCATCCCGCATGTGGCGCTGGCCGATATGGATGAAGGCCCGGCGGACGCGCACCCGGTTGAAGCGCATCTCTTTGGGCTGCTGAATATCAACGTGAAAAAAGGGAGTTGCCATTACTGTTCCCTCCGGTTGTTGCTGGCTCAGTGCCCAGCTCGGTACACTCGAGCAGCAGGTAGCGCCGCTTACCGTTCAGATCCCGGCCCCGCCTGACGCGGTACACCTGTTCACCCTGCACCACTTCAAAATCACTGGTGATCCCGCGGCGCCAGCGCACGGTGATGTAGTGCGTGATCGCGTTGTCGGTCTGAGCCGTTTCCTGGTAAGTGGTTGCACTGGTCTGGACAACCTTTGCCCAGACCGGATAAGACTCGGGGTAATCAGGACGGGTACCGAGATCAGCCGCTGGCACATCGACCCGCTTACGGAGCAGCACCCGTTTATCCAGCTCCCCCGGATCTGGCAGCAGATAAGTCGCGCTGGTTTGCGCCTGGCGAAGTTTCATAGCGGTATGAACCGGTAGGGGCCGACCAGCCAGGTGAATGACTGCGGCATCTCTGTTTTTTCGACTTCTGAAACAGATGAGCGGTTTTCGTAAAAGTGGGTGGCCAGTAACAGCATCCCCAGCCGGATATCGTCCGTCATAACCAACCCGTCAGGATCGGTATCCGGGATGCCAGCATCTGCTGCATACAGAGTCCGATTAAGAAAGCTCACTGTTCTGGCCTGAACCGCACTCCCTATCACCGTCAGCAACTCATCCTCTTCGGTGTAATCGTCCTCCAGCCGCAACTGGAGCTTAATTTCACTGAGTTTAAGCAGCATAAAAATCTCCATGCCCGCCAGATGACGGGCATAAAAAAACCGCTATCGCGGCATCTTTAACGGTGTTCTTTATTACGGCGCTTTGCCCACCAGCGCTTTGATCGCCGCAGTATCTTCAAGCACACAGTCGAAGCGATGGAAGGCCAGGAACGCCGTCTGATCGTATTCAGCGTAGCGTTCAACCAGGCGCTTCAGGGTCATGTATGAAACACGGCGAACAATAAAGCGGTTGAAATCACCCAGGAAAATGAATTTTTTGCTCGCGGCGGCACTATCGATAGCCTGGTCGATAACATACGGAATACCCAGAACAGTCGCTGGAGAACCGCCAGTAATATCCGGTAGCCATAATGGACGGCCCTGCGAATCCTCCATTTGCTCGATGTTCTGCAACGTCGTGTCATTGAATGCCCAGCGGAAAGATGGGCCGCCACGATATGCCGGATCGAGGGAGTGGATCAGCGTATTCATATCCTTCCAGTTAAAGGCCGCCGCCGCTGAGGATTGTGTGGTGCCAGTTACAGAAGCCACAAGACCCTTAGGCTGAAGTGGCGTGCCGGCGCCAGTACCCTGCACCAGATATTTAGCTTCTCCGCGGCCAATGCGCTGCGCAATACGCCCCGCCAGGTATGCTTCGATATCAACGCCGCTGTCCTGCAGCAACTCGTTGGAGACGCGGATGATTTTGGATGAAAGCTTTTTAGCTCCCAGGATCGCCGTGCCAAAGGTCACATCACCTTCGGTAGCCGCGGTGTTCTCTGCAAGCAGCTCACCTTCTTCAGCGGTACCGTCAGAAGTGGACCAGGTAATATCCTGGCCGTTCGACGTATTGAGAATCTGAGCAACGCTCACGACCCCGCCATAGGCTTTCATGGCATCGATGATGGTATTGCGCATCTGGGTAGGTACGGTATAGCCGCCCTTATCGTCAGGGGTGGTGCCCTGGGCGCGAAGCTCTTTAACGGCCTGGCGTTCTTCGGCAGTCAGCTCACCGAATCCGTGGCGCAGAAGGCGATCAAATGCTGCGGCGCGTCGCCCTTCAGCCTGCTTCTCCGGATTTTCCTGGCGCTGGCGCTGTTCCGGCTCCTGCTCGTCAACGTAGCTCTGATCGTGACGGCGCAACTCTTCTTCGCGGCCGATTTGTTCGTCGAGCGCATCCAGCTCGTGTTTTGCTTTATTCCACTGGGTACGCTGCTCTTCAGTCCAGGTGGTGTTTTCAGGGATACCCTCATGCAGAGCACGCATCTCGCGGGCAATGGTGTTACGTTTTTGCTTCAGTTCATGCAATTTCATGGTTTTTCCTTACGCGTTAAGAAGAGTCAGCATGCGCTCGCGCGCCGTTCGTTGGTTAATGGCTTGCGCCAGCGCGCCGCTGTCGCGCGCCTCCTGCCAGGCTTTCATGGAGCGAACCCCGGAATCGGCATCCTGATAGGCCGGATAGGTCACCGGACTGACATCAAAGAGCCGGGAAAAGCGGTTAATCTCGCGAATGACGATACCCTCATCGTCCTGGTACCAGTGTTCGCCATCGTGGGCGATCCTGAATGCGACTGAGTGATATCGCCGCGCATCATCGGTGCCAGCACCAGATCACGAATGGTCTGGGTGTCAGGGGCCGCGATGTCGTAACGAAGTCCCTTATCATCTACGCTGACGCTCAACGTGCCGGAAGCGCTGCGCCCGAGAATAAAGTTCGGGTCATGGTTAAACAGTCCACGGATATCGTCTCCCAGCACATCATCGAAAGCGCCGGGTTTAATAATCTCGCGGAATCCCCAGAGGGGTTCGGAGCGGCTGTTAAACACCGATCCGTAACCGATAATGCGCGTGGGCTGTTCCCCCATCTGTTCGGCACGGACCTCACCGCTGTAACAGCGAGTCTCGCGATCAGTCATCGGTTTTTTCCTTTTCGGTTTTGGTGGTTTTGAAATCGTCCGCCGGGTTGGCGGCGTTGACGCTGACGAGCATTTCGTCCAGGCCGTCGACCGGGTTCATATCCTCGAAAGCGCGGGCTTCGTTGCGGCTCATCCAGCCGTCGGTGATCGCAAAGTGATAGAACTGCGCGCGTTCCTGCGGGGTGCCGCGTAACAGGCCCGTGAGGTTAAACCGGACGTAATATCCGGCAGCCAGCTCGGCGCGGGTAAACAGGCGACGGTTAAGTTCCTGCTCCCAGTTCGTCACCCAGGGCATCATCGAGTAGCGAACAAACTGAATGGCCTGTTGCGTGATGTTGCTGAAGGTAGCTTTTTCCAGGTCGTTGATCATGTGCGCCGGCACGTTAAAGATCCCGGCAATCATCGAGCGGTTGAGCTTTGACATGTCGATGATCTGGGCGTCAATCGGCGACACGGTCAGCGCCTTGTAGTCCAGATCGGCGGGCAGCAGCATCGTTTTGTTTTCCTGACTGCGTAACGCCTGGGCTGCTTTTTTCCACTGTTCTTTCAGCCTGTCCCAGCTGGTTTTATCCAACGCTGTTTTTACCGAGACGATCCCGGCAGGTCGTGCATTACCGTTAAAAAAGCTCTCGGTGTATTTCTGCCCGCTCATGCCCATGCCGATTGTTTCGGCATGCTGCATCACCGGACTGAGGCCCATTTTCTGGTTATTCCCCAGCGCCCGGATGTGGATCATATCGTCGGGGCTGATTGCGAAAGCCCCCTCTTCGTTGTAAAGCCCGTAGGTGTACCGGCCGCCGGTATTAATCAGCGTGGTTTCCCATGGCATGCAACAATCAAGGGAGATCACTTCACCGCGGCGGCTGCGCTTAACCCACGTGTATCCGTTACCCCAGCCGAGGATGTGGCGCTGTTTCAGCTCCCGCCATTTGTAGCTGGTTTGCCAGGTGTTTGGCTCATCGTGCACCAGATAAAAAGCCGGGTGATCCCGTGCCGGTTCAACTTTGCCGTTGTGCTTTCGCATGACGTGCAGCGGCATCTGGGCAAGGTTTGAGGACAGGACATAGATACAGGCGTATACCGCGGCCAGCTTCATGGCCGTTTCCGGGCTTACGTACACATCAGCCCGGAATAGCCCGTCGACATCGACTGTCTCGCCGGTAAGTGGAGTTGCCGGGTTCTCCAGTGATTCGTTTCTGAACAAGGCATCAAGAAACACGCTTCCCCCTTCTGGCCATCGCCAGAGCGCCCAGCAGTAACAGGCCGCCGGAGAACATGAGAGCCGGGGCCAGACCAAAACGCAGGTAAACCCCGGACGTGAGCAAACCGAAACCGGCCAGCCCGATAACATCAGCAAAAAGTGATTTCATAGAATTAGGAGGTCGTCGTCCGGATCAAGAGATGAGAGGAAATCGCCAGGCTCTTTGAGCATTGCCCGCCCGATAGTCATGATCAGCGCAACCGCGCCGTCGATTTTGTTTTCGTTCTGCTCTTTGATGGGCTTAACCACATCGTCGTTACCGGGCAGATGCTTGCCAACCACGTTACTGATACACCAGCTCATGATCGGGTTGCCGTCGTGATGAAAGCGGCCTGACTCAATGGCAGCTTCCAGCTCCTTCATCGGGTCAGACATGTTGGTGTAGTTCTGAATGATGGTGACGGGGTTCAGCTCTTCATCGGCCAGATCATGTGAAAGGCCGGTGGCACCGAACGGGTCAATCGGTGATTCACTGACCGGGTTCAGCTTATTCGCCGCCTTCGCCTCTTCAAGGATGTAGCGATAATCCACCTCTGCCCCGTCAGTTACGGTCAGTAACCCCATCTCTACCCATTTCTGAAAACGTTCAGCGGTCCGGCGATCCTCGTTTTTCTCGACGCTGTATACCGTGTCATACGGCACCCAGAAGCGCGGTGCCACGCAGTAGTAATGCGTCTTCCCGTCGATTTCACGGGTAAACAGGCGCGCCATGCTGTTCATATCCAGTTTGCGCGCCAGGTCGAACGCCAGCACACAGGGTTGCCCCTCGAACTTCTCCAGGTTCAGCGTCTTGTCTTCGCAGTTCTGCCAGGACACCAGGTTAAAGAACGCGGCCCGGGCAGCGACCCAGATATTGAGGTGCTTGGTTTTAAACACCCCTGCCTGCCGGGCGTTGTTCACGGCACGCTGTTGCTGGCTCAGCAGGAAATCGCGGTAGACCGACACCCCTATATTCGGGTTTGCCTTCTCCAGCACCTTCGGATCGGTCCAGTCGTCGCCTTCATCGACCGTATAAATCACGCCGAACAGCTCCTCGTTGGGCACCGAGCCGTTCAGCATCTCAATCACTTCACGCCGTTTGTCGTAGCACGGCCCCTCGATGTTGTAGCCCGCGGTAGTGATAGCCCACATCAGCGGCTGTCGTCGCGCGCCCATACCCGTCAGCATCGTGGTGTACAGCGCGTCGGTCGGGTGTTCGTGATATTCGTCGACTATCGCGCAGTGCGGCGAGGATCCATCACCGGGGTTACCAATCAGAGGCTCGAAGCGGGCACCGTCTTCCGGCCGGTTCATGTTTGATGCATTGACCTCAATGCCGAACGCCTCCACCAGCAGCGGGGTGCGTTTGCACATCAGGCGCGCAGGCCGGAACACTTCCCACGCCTGCTTTTCCGTCGTGGCGCCAGAGTAGACCTCGGCACCAAACTCGTTATCACAGGTAAAACAGTACAGCGCCACGCCAGCAGAGATGGCCGACTTGCCGTTCTTGCGGGGGATCTCGGTATAAACCTCTCGGAAACGGCGAAGCCTTGTCCCCTTCTGCACCCAGCCAAAGGCGCAGCAGACGATGAAAAGTTGCCAGGGCTCCAGGGTGATCGGCATCCTCTTGAATGCCCACTCTCCCTTTGTATGTGGCAACAGCTGAATAAACTTCGCGGCCTTCTCCGCCATGTCTTTGTCAAAGCGGTACCGGAATTTACGGCTCTTCTCCTGAGCCATATCGTCGATATGGCGCTGACAGGCCTGGATGACATACTGGCACGCCGGGATCTTCCCCCGCACAACGTTGCGGGCGTACTGATTCGCGGCGTTAACGTTGGGGTACGATTTGCGGCTCATGCGTTAATCATCTTCAGGAAAGGGTTGGAGGTTTTCTTCTGGCCGGCGAGCCCGACCAGACGCTGGCGACTGCTGGGGTCGAGGCCCAGCATTGAACCGGTAGAGCTCATCTCCGATTCCTGCTCTTTCTTCGCGGTCAGCTCAGGGTTCTTAATCTTGCCGCCCATTGCGCCCGTTATGGACAGACCTTCCACAGCAATATTCTTTACCGCCCGGCGCCAGAACTCATAAGCGACACACCAGCGCTCGAGCACGGCGAGATCGGTAACGCAGATCAGGCCCTGGCCGCATAACTCTTTTGTGGTCAGTTCCCACATGATCGCCGCAAGCGGCAGATTCTCTTCTTCAAACCAGTCTGGCGGTGCCACGCCCTTGATCGGGGTGAACACCGGCTCTTCTTTATTCAGGGCTCGCTTACCGGGGTTCCCGGCAAGCTCCTTGCGCGCCGTTGGCTTTGGGCGGCGCCCGGAACGCCCCGCCGTTCCAGCCATAAGCGACACTCCTGGTTAAATTTGATTTTTCGCGGGTATAAAAAAACGAGGAGGCGGGCAGTCCCGAAGACGACCGGCCGCAGAGATTTGCCCCCCCCTCCACCGCCCTTATGCAATCGAGAATCACTCTCACTTGAGGCGGTCGTGCGCGGTCTTGCGGGCGTGGCAGGACCAGCACAGGCTCTGTAGGTTGTAGTCATCGTCGGTGCCGCCATGCGCCTTCGGGATGATGTGGTCAACACATGAGGCTGGCTTAGCGACGCCCTGCTTCAGATGATCCTGGCAGAGTCCTTTGTCACGCTTCAGGATGCGCTCGCGTATGCCCTCCCACTTTGTGCCGTAACCACGCTGGTGACGAGTCTGGCCTGGCTTGTATTGCTTCCAGCCTTCACCCTTGTGCGCTTCACAGTAACCTGATGGGTCAGTTGTTGTTGAACGGCAGCCGCGAACGCGACAGGCCTTAGGTGTGCGTGGCGGCATAACTCCCATCCTTTTAACCCCCCATAGGGGATATTTATGTTTTATCCCCTATAGCCATTACGATGAGTCTGTCCATGGTGATATCAAAAAGTGCTATTGACGAATTCGTCAATGTTTTCATTATCTTAAAGATAGTGTATTACTTCTTTGGAAGCTCATTTTCGAGCCCTTAGGAGGACTTATGACACCATCAGAGATTCAATTCATTTCAGCAGCCGCCGGACTAACAGGATCCGCTCTATCTGCTTTATGTACCTATGGTTATGAACCTTTCCAGACTGCTGAGTTCTGCGCAGACGATGAGGACACCAAGGTACTCAAAAGAAATAAAATGAGGAAAACCGGTCAAGCACTAGGCCTTGGCTTAATCATCGTCAGCTTTTTAATCCAGATGGTTACAGTTTTTTAAATACCCGCATATGGCATGGATGCCATTATCAAGCCCACCAGCAGATGAGCTTTGTAATGGCTAGTCCTCAAGCTGAAGCACGCCGCCCTCTTCGAAATCGGAGTATGCAATTAGCCCGGTGTAACCAGACACAGTGCCACCATCGTCTGCTTCGAACTCTGGGATTTCAGCATGAGTAATGGTGTACGCAGGCTGCCCATCTGCCTCGGCAAATTCAGCGAGGGATTTGATCTGTTCAGCTGTAAGAACTAACGGTGTCATAGCTTCCCCTTAAATGGTCATAAAAAACCTCGCTAATGCGAGGCTCGGTATTCATTTCACTACCCTGTACCAGGCCTGCCAGCGATACTTATCGAGGCGCAGCTGGCGCAGACATTCAGCGGTTTCGATATCTGCCTGCAGATCTTCGTCGCTATTGGTACCAGCGCTACTTGCCCTGCACGGCTCCTGCATCAAATCCGCTGATGGAGTTGGCAGCGTCGATTGCACGTTGGCGCAACTGCACAGCAGCATCGTCAAACTGGCACACAGTACGATCCGGAGACTGAACATATTTCACCACGTCGCGGGTAATGGTTCGGTAAATCACTTTGCCTTCGGCGGTGGCCGCAGCTGCTTTCTCTTCTACCGGCAGGATGGCCTTCTCGGCTTTATCCCTCTTCTTCGCCGCCAGCGCGTTGATATGGTCAGCGTGCGCACTCCAGCCAGAACGCCAGGCGATCGCCCCGGTGACCGAAACAGCGACCACCAGCGCCAGCAGAACGTAACGCAGCTTCATGACAGGGCCGCCTGCGCGCGGCTGTAACGCACCTTGCGGTCAGCCAGTCCATTCTGACCACCGTTAATGATCTGCGTGACGCGGACGATATCACCGGAATACAGCAGGCAACCGCGTAGCGCGAAGAACCAGGCCGCCGAGCGGGCGGCGTGTCGTTCCTGCACTAGCAGCTCCGGCGTGCTCACCAGGTCCAGTTTCAGTGCGGTACCGCATTTCGTGTAGTTCTCACGCCCGGTGATCTGCAGCAGACCACGGCCGCGATATTTCCAGCCATCACCCTCAGCGACGTTGCCCATTCGGCCGCCGTATACCAGGTTGGCGATCTGCGGCTGGTGGGCGGTCTGCTTACCATCAACCCGGCCCAGCATCTCGCACTGGTAAGCCGTCAGGCGCTTACCGAAGGTTTTCTTCAGACCGTCGACCGAGTAGTTGAAGTTCTCCACCAGCGAAGTAAACCCAGTTGATTCGTGGCCCAGCTGTGCGATGAACATGGCCTGATCGTTAACTGCGGTGATGCCGAACTCTTTCATTGCCGCGTCGATATGCGGATACCAGCGCGCAGCTAACCCGGCGCTGAGGTTAGCCGCCTTCTGAAATTGTGTTTGGTTCATTATTGCCTCAGATGATCGACCAGCCGCGCAACGTTGCCTCTGACGGCCACCAGCACGGAAAGGAATATGACGTTGGCCCCGATGGTGGCCCACGATGAATGAGGATAAATGCCGCACAGATAGGCTAACGGCACCGCGCTGTACGTGACAGTAATCAACCACGCCAGGCGGGAAATCCACGGACGATGACGTGAATCACCGCGACGGTAAAACATCAGGGTGATCACTACCCCGGCGCAGAGCAGCGCGTTGATAGTTGCTGTCGGGTCATTTAGTACCACCAGAACCTCCCCGGCGCGTTATCAGCGCCACCAGCGAGCCGACATCCTGGTTATTCAGGAACGTCAGGATTTTGACGGCTAATGCAGAAACAATAACGGCACCAATGGCGTCCAGAGGTTTATCGCTGTAGCCAGTCCAGTTAGCCAGCTTAGAACCCACCAGGCCAGAACAGAGAATCCCGGCGATATAAGACACAACGAAATATGCCATTCGCCGCGCCGCGCCAAGGTCGGCGGCTGTGGCGATGTAGAATACAGCCCCTGCAAACGCGCCAAACACCACACCGTAATCTGTCCCGGTCAGCAGCCCATAGACACTGGCACCCGTAAGGGCGCCACCGGTCAACCCAGTGCCGGAAATCGGATCGGACATTTAGCCCCCTCTTATTGCCGTGAGTCCTCTCAGTAGATGAGGGGAATAAAAAAGGCCACCAAACGGCGGCCCTCAGTTAAATGTATGAGTAAGACATGGTTATCTTTTTTGCATGGAGATAAAATGAACGGTCCACTATCGAATGGAGCGGTTCATGATTTTTGTACGCACAGCATCAGGTAGTCAACGGGTCGAAGCCTGGGAAGAAATCACAAATCGACCAAACTTCTCTAACAAAATATCCAAGTCTGAACACAAACTTTCCGAAATCATCGGATTCTATCGATTTAAAGATAAAATTCATTGTGGCCTGAAAGGCTGTAATCAACCTCATCAAATGGGGTATATCGTGCGTACCAATGATGGTATTGAAACCAACATTGGTAACATTTGTGGGGCTGATGAATTCGGTGTGAAATTTAAAGAACTGACAGAACAGTTCGATAATTTCATGAGGCTCGAAACAAATAAGATGATTGTTTCTGAAGCCAAGAACAAATGCGATTACTGGGCATCCACTATCGAAGGATTTAGGAAAGTTAAGCCTTCAATTGACAGATGCGCATCGAACATTGAGAAGATACAAAATGCCAATCATTGTGGCCGTTTAGCGTCAACGGAAATCAGACTCTTAGCAAAGAATCAGGATGGTACGGTTATCCTTACCGAAGTCGAGACAGCAAAGTGGGCGAGATCTCTTCTGTTCGCAGCGAACAGACACATGCGTGAATCTGGTGAGGCGACTAGCGATTACATTATGGGTAAAGTATCTTTCGTTCATGTACTGTTACCAGAAAATAACCTAAAGAATCGCTTTGTTTCTATTGCTGAGGATATTAAATCAATTCGCTTGGTTGATCTAAATAAGGCCAGCAGTCCCGTAATTTCAGATCTGGCTCAACGCGTTAATACCATTGATGAACGCATAAAGCAGCTCAAATCGCTTCTACATGATGCTGGAAAGTTTCTTACCAAAAAAAACCTTTCAGCCATTAGCGCTAAATTAAAACACTCCTCAACTGCACCGGAAGGTGAGTTAACGCATTTCGAGTCTTTTCTGCGGAGCCTCGGGCGTTAACTTTTCCCCGTCGGCCCGCCAGTAAGCGGGCTACACTACCGTCATAAAAAAAACCCGCTCGGTGGCGGGTTTTTAACTCTGAACATACAATGCCCATCGTTAACGTCAAATTTACACAAAAACGGCAACTTTGCAAGTAACGTGATGCTAAAAAGTGATATTTATATCGGATTATGCGCTCTTGTTACTTTCCCCAGCTGAGCGTCAGCATTACTTTCTTCCTGATAGCATTTCGTTACCAGACTTTCATAGAACGGCTTCCAGCTGTAGCGCCATGTACGATCGGGAAGGCTATCCAGCTCGGCCAGAACGCCGCGGTACGCCACTGAGGATTTAGGTCTGCTGTACCCTCTTCCCTCGCACCGTTTGCACTCCTTATAAACGGGTACGCCCTGAAACTCAGTTTCTTTACGGTCGAGGGTTTTCCCCGTTCCGCCACACTGGCAGCGCTTACTCAGTTGACCCGTGCCATTGCACTTGCCGCACAGCTGGTGGTCCACATCCTTAACCTGACGGAAGACCTCAAAGTCAGATGGAGACTGGCCCAAATCCTTAGCAAACTGAGGCAGGCGCATGGTGTAATGGCTTTTGGTAATCACGCTGGTTTTGGTGAGGATGCCTTTGCCCTGGCATTTTGGACAATCGACACTGTCAGCTGCTGATGAGGCGTAGTCTTTGAAGGCGAAGCGGGCGAGGATCCGCATGCACAGCGGGAACTTTTTACCCGCAGCTTTACGCACCGTCATCGGCGCATGCTGTTTGGCGTACTCGGTCAGCCAGGATATCGCGGCTTCTTTATCCTGTGGGCTGATGCCTGCCTTCCCCAGAAACATGGCGAGGCCGATCCCGGCATCTGCCTGAGTCATGCCCAGCGCCGCCATAATGTCGGTTACGGTTAACTGATCGCCCGCTGTTGCGCGGACGCTATCCGAAATGTGCATACCTTTCGGTGCAAAAAATTTTAAAACTCCATCCAGATTCATCGCGTTCTCCACTCCGTCTACGCCAGTACGCCGATAGCCAGCGCCCGGTCTAATGTTTTCAGCAGCAGCTCCGGCTGCGTGCCGTATTTCGCTTCAAATGCCACGGCGTCAGCGTGTAATTCATCGTGGTGCGCTCTGCACAGCGGGATCACGAACAAATCATGCGCTTTGGTACCCATCCCACCCATGCCGTGGCCGATCAGGTGGTGGGGGTCGTCTGCTGTTTTCTGGCAACATGCACACGGCTGCGCCTTTACCCAGCGGGTGTACTTCTCGTTCTGCCAGCGGCGGCGCTTCGGCCTCAGCATGTAGGATTCCGGCGTCTCTGGATCCACCTGCAGGGCCAGCACCTTTTCAACGGCCTCCTCCACCATGCTGGTGGGCGGTACCGACGGCACAATGTCAGCCTCACGCGTCACCGACTGGAATTTCTCAGCCGGGATACGCAGGACCTTGCGTGCTACCGCCTCCGGGATGACGTGCGCCAGCTTGTTGAGCGTCAGCCACCAGCACATTTCAGGCAGGGTTACGGCGTGCGAATCATCGAAACCCAGCCCGGCGCGAACGACCGACAATACCCAGGCTACCAGGTTCTTACGCGCAATGCCCGCCAGTTCGGCAGTAAATTGCTCGCGTACCCGGTTATCGCAGGCCCAGCACAACCGCAGCGCGCCGGGTGCATGCTGCATGGTGACCATTTCGTGATGGTGATAGTCGCTGTGGCGGTACTGGCAGCCAGATTCGCGCATCAGCCAGGCCTCAAGGCAAGACAGGCCACCAGCCCGCTGAATGACATCGGCATGCTCAAACACGGGCACCATTAATGGGTCCTCTGCAAGCGGCTGGCCCGCTGCTGGAAGTTCACCGGTTGGCAGATTGGCCAGGCGCTCCGGCTCGTTCTCCAGCAGGATGCGCCCGCGATGGAAATGCGGCATGAGTTCAGGACCAGGCCGGAAAACCACGATCCCGAACTCCTTCACGACGACCGGGGTCAATAACGCTCTCACGCTGCATTCCCTTTAGCGATATGTTCTGCCCATAATCCACCAATCCACTTCACCCCTTTAGCCGTGAACCGCGCCTGACTGAAAGCGTGGTTAGAAGTGGTCGAAGTCCCCGTTTTGACCTCAAAACGTCCGGCATCAATATGCTGGTGCCGCGGCGTCAGCGCACCGCCGAGCCGGTACATGATGTCGTTCTCGATCAGGAAAAGGCGGAATTCTGTTTCTTTGGCTTTAAGCAGCTTTGCCACCTGGCGGAATGAAAGTGAGCCGCTGGCGGTACAGTAGCGATCGACAAATTCAACCTTCGGCGCCGCAGCTGCAAGCTGGAGCGTCAGCTGCTCTTTTTGCTCGGCCAAATCTGCCGCCAGGCGCAGCGCCTCAGGTAAAGATCTGGGCACGCTGATATTCCCTCCCTCCTCCAGTTCCTGCCAGCGATCGACAACCGCGGCGGTAAATTCCGGCGACAGCCTGGCGACCACGACCAGCGAGTCACGTTTGTTGAACCGGTACTCCTGATAAACGTTGCCATTGTGCTCAAAATCGAACTGCGCCAATGGCGCGGTTAAAACTCCACCAGCAGCCAGACGCTCCGCTGAACGTTTCACATCACTGTGTTTGCTCTGTACCAGCTGCGCAATTTCCCGGCTGGACATCGTCACTGCATCATTCACGATTAACTGATTCATGCGTTTCTCCACTTATAAGGCGGCTGCCCCCGCCGGTTCGTACTTACTGATCGTAATTTCGACCTTTCCTTTCTGCGTTACAGGCCCCCACTCCACCAGCATTCGCTTAATCTGGCTGTCATCCTCCCAGATGCCTGCGTGGGTCAGCGCGTCGAAGAGCGCCTTGTTGTAGTTGTCGATATCGCGGCGCCGCGCGTCTGGCGGGAAAAGAACGATCTCTACCGCTGCCGGAGCGCTGCTGGGCTTGGGTAATTTGCGCAGCTGCTCAATGATCGCAGCGCATGCATCGCTCTGGTATTCCCTGCCCTTGGCGCTAACGAGAGTGCGGCCTTTCAACGGGCCGCTATTTGGGGATCGCCAGTAGGCATTGACGCTCGGCGGGAATGGCAGGGGAAGTTTCATAGTTCGACCCCGCGGATCTCCAGGAATGTGAGCGCCTGTTCGCGCGCACTTTCATCGCCGAGCAGCAGCGCACGAATTATCGCAATGGCTTCGTCTTCGGATTGCTGGCCTTTAATAGTGAGCCCACGGGAAACACCCGGGGTGATCGTGATGGCTCCTTTTCGCTTGAGGGTTAGCAAAATGTCCCGCGCAGCATTTTGCGAGCTGCAGCCCATTAACCCAGCAAGTTCGCTGACGGTTGGAGGGAAGCCGTGCTGTTTCTGGTAGTCAACCAGCAGGTCCAGAACCTCCTGCTGGCGAGTGCTTAGAGGTTTCACGCTGCTTCCCCCTCTTTCTGCCCGACTTTGGGTTCATCCATCAGCATGCGGAATCGGAGCCTGAGAGAACGGATGTTGTTCCAGTGATGCCGTGGGATGGTCTCGAGGATGGCTGTTACTTCATCGCACGCCAATCCATATTCGCTGATCATCTCTGGCGCCAGAGTAAGCAGGCGCTCCTGCATGTCTTTACGGATGTTGTCATGCTCGAAGCTTTGCTGGTTAAGCCAGTTAATCAGCTGTTGCTGATCAACATTTTCTCTTATCAGTGCTACCGCACGGGCAATGGTTTCGAGCGGCACAACAATGAATTCAGGGCTGGCAACTGAATCAGATGCCCAGGTATGCGCGAAGCGCGATTCTGAGAAGGTGTATACCTCTTTGTCTCCGAACGCCGCACAGGCACATGCCCAAAAGTTGAAGCCGCTTTGCTCAAGGATATCTTTCTTGGTCAGCGGAAGTTCTGGCTCAGCAGCTGCTGGTGATGTCTCTTCCACCGGCGCTACGGATTCTGGAATAATTTCCGGAATATTTTGCGGTTGTTGCTGTGGTTCAACCTGCTTAAGCAGACGCTCAGCTTCGCGGCGGATCTGCGCCATGAAGGCATCCCCGCGCGCTTCCAAATCCTTACGGCTGATATAGCTCATCGCCTGGCCGCGCCAGGTCTTGTCGAATACGACGACTGCGCCAGCGAAGAATGCTCCAGACGGCACCTGCTTTTCGTTTTTCGGCACAAACCACATCGGCAGATCGAAACCAATTCGCCCGCGGATGAAAGCAACGTGATCGGCATCTTCCGGCCACCACACCTCGCTGGTTGCAGCTTTGATCAGGAAAACAAAGCGACCGCCCTTGTCGCGCATCGCGCTGGCGTGCTGCATGATGTAACGCATCCCGGTGATGTACTCATCCTCATGCATGCTGGCGCGGCTGTATGGTGGGTTCGCAAAAGCAGCGCCGTTGAGTTCTGTCACCCTGGCGGACCAGTCCTGCGCCAGCGCATTGTCTTCTGCGGTGTAATACGCTTCGCATTTGCTGTTCTCGCCGTCGGAAAACAGGTCCAGAACGAACGGGCCAAACATGGAGTTGATACCCCAGAAAATGTTATCTGGCGTACGCCACTGATCGCCGACTTCTTTCAGTTCGTGCAGCGGCTGGCTGCGCAGTTCGGCCAGGTCCCGGCAGTATTTATTGGTCATTGCTCTTCTCCGATGTAATGGCCTGCCAGCAAACACGCGTCTGTTACGCTGCGTTTTTTGGCCTGTTTCAGGCATGAAGCACGCCGCTTGACGTAGCGCTCCCGGTCCTTATTCGCTGGTGACAGATCGAAAGCGTTAAGCCATACCGTGGCTGCGCGCAGGTAAAGCCCCTTCTCCTCCAGCTGGATGGCGTAATTCTCTAAATCAGTGAGGGTCCTGACTGTGTCTGCGTAGGACGCCGCTGCTGCTGCAGCTTCTGTTTTGACGAACTCTTCGCAGGGGTAATACACAATCGTCGTGTCGTTATGCACCTCGCGCTTGAGCTTCCCCTCGTTGTGAAAACGGAACAGGCAGCGACTGATGGTGCGAAACGAGGTATGAGTCAGAACGTTGGCAACCTGCCGGGTGCTGCAGCCGGGGTTGTCCAGCGCGAACTGCAAAACTTCGGATTCGATGCTCACGATGATGCCCCTCTGAATCCCTCAGGAATTTTGTTATCAACAGGACCGAACTTCATCGGATCCGCCTTGCGCTGGCCCCACGTTTCGCGCTCCGGGCGACCTGCTTTGTTCCACTTGTTCGCCGATTGCAGGTAGCCAGGGAATTTGGAGGGCAGGAACAGGGTCGTTGGGCGGAGATATTCGGCCATTTTCAGATCGTCGCCCCACTTCTCGACGCTGTAATCAACCACCAGCGTCAGCTCATCAGGCGTAAACCCTTCGGCCAGACGGCCGCGAATGTTTTCCAGAGACGACTTGCAGACCTGGTAGCGAGATCCGGTGGTCTGGTTCAGGTGAGATAAAACCTGTTTCGCCTGGTCAGTGATCACCACTGCAGGGTCGGGTTGCGGCGCAACCGGACAAAAAGGTTTTTTATCTGATGGATCAGTAGTTGATTTTACTGACGGATCCCCGCCAGATTCTGACGGGTCAAAACCGCCTTTATGGCCGGATTTTGACGCCTCAAATTTTGACGGGTCAGATTTTGATGCGTCAGAATTTGACGTGTCAGAATCTGGCAGGTGAGACAATGCCGCCGTACGGAGCTTTGCCACATTCAGCTGGTAGATATTGGATGCGTTACGGTTGCCCTGGCGGCGCTGAGTGCGCTTAAGCCAGCCGTCTTTCTCAAGTTTGGCGATCGCCGTGCGCACAGTGCTTGGCCCGGCGCCGAGCTGCCGTGCAATAGTTTCGATGGAAGGCCAGCATACTCCCTCATCGCTGCTGAAATCAGCCAGGCGGGCCATGATCGCCACGCTGGACAATTTCATGCCGGAAGCCGCGCAGCCGTCCCAAACGTAGCTGCTTAATTTAGTGCTCATGGTCGCCCTTTAACTCTGTAAATTTGCGCTGGAACTGATCGAGAGGGCTGAAGCATTCATGCTCGTACCCATCTCGCAGGTATATGACGCGTCGGGTCTCTGGCTCCCACCGGATAACCCGAACCGGGACGCCGCGGTG